GAATTTAAGGATGATGCTGGTAATGCTGTTGCTGCTGACGCTATTGGTAACGGCACAAAGGCAGAGGTTGATGTTACTGGTTCCTATGCACACAAGTTTGAAAAGCAACACGGAAAAGGGCCTGTTGTTAACTCTCGTGGTGGTGTAGTCATTAAGGAACTGGTTGCACGAGAAGGCGGTGCTTCCTCAGATGGTGATGCACTTTGAACATAAATACTTTAGTTGGTGATATTTACACCACACTAGAGGGAAAAGCTCCTTATTGGGGCTTTTCTTCTTTAGACCTTACATCTTCTTTGCAAGAGGTGTACAAAAAGTCAAACACCATTAAAGAACGTCCAGCAAAGACACTATATTTTAGTGAGATTGGTGATCCATGCCAACGTAAACTACATTATAGGTTTAACAGTCCACACCTTGCTGAGAAGCATGATGGGAATACGTTAATAAAATTCTTCTATGGAAATATGCTTGAGGACTTTGTACTTGCAGCCACAGAGGCAGCAGGGCACGTTGTTGCAGATAGGCAAGGCAGGGCAATACTAGACTTGGATGATGGATGGAAAGTAACAGGAAAAATAGATGCCCTCATAGATGGAGTTCTCGTAGATGTAAAGAGCACTACCAAGTACGGGGAAGAAAAATTCAAACATGGATTAGTAGACGATCCTTTTGGATATGCACTCCAACTGGGAGGCTATGCCGTAGCATTAGGACTTACTTCTGCTGGATTTCTAACAATTCAAAAAGAGTTAGGCCATCTAGGGTGGTATCCTATAGTTGTGGACAAGAAAAAAGTCATATCTGGCGCACAAGCAGCAGTCAAAGCCGTCACCTCAGATATAACAGAACTGCCAAGGCTCGATGCAGTTCCCCAGAGTAAGACAAGTAAGAACATGAAGCTATGCACCTCGTGTGGCTATTGTCCGTACAAGAAGCAATGCTGGCCTGAGATGCGTACATTCCTGTATTCCAATGGGCCTGAGTTCTTGGTTAAAGTTGTAGATGTTCCTAGAGTTATGGAGATTACTAATGAAAATTGAACTGGAGATTGATGATGATGAATTTGATAAAATGTTATGTAAAGCTCTTAAAACTTTACATGAGTCTATATGCCATACATATAAGTTTGATGTACTTGGAGGTGAAAACGCGAGTTTCCCTTTATTTTTCACCGAGCCAGAAAAAGAACGTGAGGCATTAGAGAAGTTTATTGATGCCATTGCATTAGTACATAACTATCATTGCACTTACGATGAAAGGATTGGAAGTGAAGATACTTTGTATACCTGACTGCCAAATAAAAGAGGGTTATGATCCCTCTCCCCTTACTTGGGCAGGAAAGGCCATTGTTCGTTACCTTCCAGATGTTGTTGTCAATCTTGGTGACTTTGCTGATATGCCCTCTCTATCCAGCCATGACAAGGCAGGGAGTAAGTATTTTGAGGGGCTAAGGTACAAGAAGGACATTGAGACTGCTAAGGAGGCTATGAAGGCCCTCCTAGCACCTCTCAGGGAGTTGCAAGATGTCCAGAAACGCACCAAGCACAAGGTGTACAAGCCCCGTATGGTGATGCTGCTAGGAAACCATGAACATCGAATTGATAGGGCCATCAACAATTCCCCAATGCTTGAGGGACTCATCAGTACAGAAAACCTGGAGTATCACAAAGATTGGGAAGTACACCCTTTCCTTTCTCCTGTTTTCATTGAGGGTGTTGGGTTTAATCATTTCTGGCCTGTTGGTGCTATGGGGCGACCTGCTGCTTCACCTTCTGCAATCATTAGTAAACTCCATATGAGTTGCATTGCTGGTCATCAACAAGGCAAGCAAGTTGCTTATGGTAAACGTGCAGATGGTAAACAAGTTATTTCTATTATTGCTGGTAGTTATTACTTGCATGATGAACATTATATGGATAAACTATCTAACAGGCACTGGAGAGGGCTATTAATTCTTAATGATGTGAAGGATGGATCATTTGATGAGTTATTCCTAAGCATTGAATACCTGGAAAGGAAATTTAATGAAAAATGTATACAATAAGAAACTAGAGGATATGTGGGAATTTTGCAACGATGCGTTTGATTCTCCAGAAGATTTAACAACATTCTTAGAAATTAGTATGGAAGACCTTATAATGGCTTTCCCTGAAAAACTGGTTGAACTACACTCAAAGATATTTGTTCCCTTGGATGAGGATGGAGATGACCCTAAAGAAAAAACAAGAAAAAGTGACCCAGTATGGGATGACAGCGGAACCGAGGAAGACATTTGGGATTAAGCCTAAAAAGATACTTTATGACATCAAGAGTGAAGAAGCCCTAGAGGAAATTAAGAGTTTTAAATTCAATGAACAAGACAAAAGACTCTCCTAGCCATACTGATACAGATGTTAAATCTTGTGCTACTTGCAAATACGATCCAGTAGTTAAGAGGAGCATGGACGATGCTCCTGCTATCTGCTGGACTTGTATAAATACAGCCGTAGTGCTTGAGTTCCCCTTACCAATGTGGACACCTAAAAAATGAAGACATCTCAAATTCAAGTAACCCTTATTGACAGTTGTGGTAGTGATTTAAGCGTTGTTAACGCAGCACGAGTATCCTTCCACAAAGAGGCTGCTGAGATGTCTGAGAGGGATGGTAGGCTTTTGAACTACCTTGCCAAGCACAAGCACTTCAGCCCCTTCAATCATGCCTTCCTGTCCTTCAGGGTTAAGGCCCCTGTCTTTGTTGCACGACAACTGGTGAAGCATAAGTTCCTCCCTTGGAATGAAACTTCCAGGCGTTATGTTGATGAAGAACCAGAATATTTCTTTCCTACATTACTTCGTAAGCGTAGTGAAGATAAGAAGCAAGGTAGTGAAGGTTTGGTGTATGGGTCTGACCAATGGCTTGAGGGTGCTGCATATTACGTCAAGCATCTAAACCATATGTACGGAAACATGATTGATGGTGGTGTATGTGCAGAACAAGCACGTATGTTCCTTCCACAAAATATGATGACTGAATGGATTTGGAGTGGCACTCTTGGGGCTTTCTGTGATATGCTACGTCTGCGTCTGGATGAGCACACACAAGAAGAAACAAGGCAAGTGGCCTTATTCATTGATGCGGAGATTACCAGCCTATTCCCCGCAAGTTCTGCGGCTTTAAAAGGAGAATGAAATGCAAGTCTTTCGGTTTAGTCGTAGTCAAGAGGTAGAAGATGATGAGTCATACATCTTCAATATTCCTCATCAAAACTTCTCATTTGAGACTAATATGGATGTAACCTACAATGAAGTTGTAGAACAATTCCTATTCTTCCTATCTTCATGCTATGGTTATCCAATCACAATTGAGATGTTGAGTAATGAAATCCCCCGTTGAGGATTGGACAGAGGGAAGGTTTAATAGTTTTATTGTTAGTGCCCTACGATCTGGTATGCGTAGGTTTCCTAATAAATGGAGAGCATTAGAGGCAGCAGCACATGGTGTGGGCCTTAATGAATCCACTGGTAGGAAAGCTAAACTCTACTTCTGTAATCACTGTTCTAAACTCTTCACTGCAAAGCATATTGAAATAGATCATATAACTCCAGTTGTTGATCCAGTTACGGGGTTTACAACTTGGGATGACTATATCAGTAGATTATTTTGTGAAATTGAAAACTTACAGGCACTGTGCAAACCATGTCACAAGTTAAAAACAGCAGAAGAAAAGCAGACAAGGACAGGGAAGAATCCCTTGAAGACTACGCAGAAGCCTCGTATGCGTACTCACTCATGCACTTTGAAGAAGCCCTCAAGAGTGTCAGGTGGGGCAAGAAAGTCTGGAGCGACCTCTCCAACGAAGCAAAAGAAAAACTTAGGGAATTTGTTGCCCTTGAAAAAGGGCCTGTCAAAAAGGAAATAACATGATTGTTTGTAGTTTACAGTTTATCACTGGATGTATGGTTGGTTTAGAGTTCCCTGAACAAGAGGGAATTGTTTGTGTGATTGATCTAGGAATCATTCGCGTATTGTTTGAGCGTTACACTGAAGAAGAAGGAACACAAGAATGACGGCAACACCTTGGTCAACACTGGGTTATTTAGTTTATAAGCGTACGTATTCACGCCGCATTGATGAGGCTAATGTTGACTCACGCTCAGAGGAATTTAATGAGACAGTTGAACGAGTCATCAACAGTTGTGACAAGCAACTCAAGTGTGAATTCACACCAATAGAGGAAGATCGTCTACGATGCTATTTGACGGGTCTTAAAGGCTCTGTAGCAGGACGTTTCTGGTGGCAGATGGGTACAGCCACAGTTGATAAGTTGGGCCTCTCCAGCCTCCAGAATTGTGCCTTCACAACTGTTGACAATCCAATTCGTCCTTTTACATGGGCAATGGATATGCTCATGCTTGGATCAGGTGTCGGATATAACATCCAAAGGAAAAGTGTTGATAAACTACCACCTGTCAATAGTTCTTTCACTTGTCCTACGCGTGTCGATAGCAATGACGCTGATTACATCGTACCTGACAGCCGTGAAGGATGGGTTAAACTCCTGGGTAAGACGCTTAAAGCAGCTTTTCTAAGTGATAACAAATCCACCTTCACCTACAGCACAAAGATGATCCGTGGAAAGGGTGCTCCTATCAAGGGTTTTGGTGGTGTTGCATCAGGCCCTGAAGACCTCTGTTGGGGTATTGAGCAGATCAGTAAGGTGCTGGAGAAACGTGCTGGTAAGAAGGTACGTCCTATTGATGTGCTTGACGTTATGAACATTATTGGTGCTGTTGTTGTTGCTGGTAATGTAAGACGCAGTGCCCAGATTGCAATTGGAGATGCTGACGATGTGGAATATCTACTTGCGAAACGATGGGACTTGGGCAATATTCCCTCATGGAGGGCAATGTCTAATAACTCCGTGGTCTGTGATGATATCAGTGACCTTCACGAGTTCTTCTGGGATGGTTATGAAGGTAAGGGAGAACCCTACGGTCTTATCAACCTTAAACTCTCAAGAAAGGTTGGTCGTCTGGGAGAGTCTCAATACCCTGACCCAGAAGTTCAGGGATACAACCCTTGCGCTGAACAATCACTTGCAAACTACGAAACCTGTTGCCTAGCAGAGGTGTTCCTACCTAACATTTCCTCTAAAGAGGAATTTGTTGATGTATGTAAACTCCTCTATCGCATCAACAAGCACTCTCTACGTCTTCCTTGCCACCACGAGGAAACACAGAACATTGTCCATGCCAATATGCGTATGGGTATTGGCATCACTGGTGTTCTTCAGGCAACTGAGGAACAAAAGAGTTGGCTAAGTGAAACCTACATCAAGCTCCGTGAGTTTGATAAACTCTACAGTATGCAGCATGGTTGGCCTGAGTCAATTAAACTGACAACTGTTAAGCCTTCAGGTACACTGAGTTTGCTTCCTGGAGTAACACCTGGAGTACATCCAGGATATGCACAATATATGATTCGGAGGGTTCGCATTGCATCAAATCATCCATTGGTTGAAACTTGTCGTAATCACGGTTATGATGTTGAGTATCAGCGTAACTTTGATGGTAGTGAAGATCGTGGAACTGTTGTCGTATCCTTTCCGTTTAGTTATCCGGAAGGTACTAAACTAGCCAAAGACATGACTGCCATTGACCAACTTGAGGCAGTTAAGTGGCTACAAGAGGTATGGAGTGATAACAGTGTCTCTTGCACGGTGTACTACCGTAAGGAGGAACTACCTGAGATCAAGA